TAATTTCGTCGTAATCCTCTTGTCTGTCTGCAATAGACAAAGACAACTGACGCTTAATGAGATCTATGTTCTGTTTCGAAAGAAACTGTGAAGGAAGATTGTCACTCCAAGATTCCCAGTCTCCTTCTTCGGCTCTCTTATTAATCAACGAAAGTTTGCGTTCTCCATTCTCATCAATATAATAGCTCTGTCCGTTCGCCTTAATGTATGACCCGAATGGATTGTCGGGATCATTTTTAATAGGCTTCAAAACAGTGTTGTTCTTAGGACCTTCCATTGGAGTGTCACTAGATTTATTGGTATTAAATATAATGTCTGTTCCTTCGGGAAGATCGTCAGAATACACTGCCATTCCCTTGAGATAATGGGTTCCGTCGACTAATATACGAACCTGAGCGTAATGGACACCTTCTCCTAAATCAAGATCGGCAACACCGCGTCTGATTTGAATAAGCCCATCCATTTCTTCGCCGCCATCTTCTCTATAACGAACCTTAATACGATTCCCATCCATACTTGCAGGATACTGAAACTGATCGAAGGTTTCGCCATCATCGTGAGAAGTATAATCCGCAATAGAATGAATGTTTTCGAAATTGTAGATCTCTTTGTGTTCCGTTCCAGGAGGACAAAGAACTCTGAGGTTCGTCTGTTTGCCGGGATTGGTAACCTGAGGAACACCGCCTCCATAAACGTGGTATCCCTCAAGCTCGAGTAAGTATAATGCCTGTTCGAGTCTCTCTCTAGAAACCCCAAGCTCCTCGAGCTTCTCAACGCCGGTTCCAACGTCGATCATTCCTTTTTCATCTACTTGAGATTTGAGGAAATCAGCGACAGATCTTGCTTTGTTCATTCTTTCTTCTGAAGAAGGATTCAAAAGAGATCTCACTGTTGATTCGTTCTTGATGCCAAGCTCTTTTGCAATTTCATTGAGACTGTAACCCTGTTCCCTAAGCATCTTAGCCTTCTGAACTGTTTCGTTTCTTCTACGATTCTTATCGAGGCTAAGCTGAACTCTGAGCTGCGTAGTTGTAAGTCCCATTTCTTTTCCAAGTTCAGTTTCTGTTTTACCAGCATCCTTAAGTTCTCTGTATCTGGCGTAGAATCCTTCTTCATGCTGATAAGGGTTGTCGCCAGAACCCCAAGGATAACGCCCAGAACGCCGAGGCATGCCGTAGTGGACAAGATACTTGTCGTTTTCCAATACGGCTTTCATTTCGTCGAGAATGGTGCCCATGGTAATCAACCCTCCTGTAGTTTAATGTTGTTAATGATTTTGTCAAAGGATATAATTCTGTCCATAATCGGAACAATCGCATCGACTTCGGGATTCTCAAAGAGAACTTGATCGTTTTGGTAGATCCTTAGTTCCATCTTAATGTCTGCCGGTTTCATGTTGTACTCCAAACAAAAAAGAGCAGCATAAATTCTGAGCTGCTCCATCTTTGCCGGAATATTACCGGTCTTTAAATCGTGGATTCTAAGGGTCTTCGATCTAAAGCAAATAGCGTCTGCTGTCCCGAAACAGTTATCTGAATAATATAATGGTTGTTCGGGTGTCATCCTAAAGCCTATTGCATCATTTACATACATGTTCAAGGTCTTTTGGGACGATGGGAGCTTCTGCCTTAATATAATACATTGCTTTGCGAAGTCGTGTAGAACTGTCCCTTGTTCTTTGGCTAACATGTTGAAGTAGGTTTCAACCAATTTGTCTTCATCATAGTTTAGCCAATGGTAGTTGCTTGCTCCAAGAAAGGCGTGTTGACCTTCAAGATTCGAATGCTTGTTGAAGTTCATCTAAAACAGTCTCCTTATTCTCAGGATAGATGAATCTGGAGAAGGACATCTCGTTCATCTTATCAACATAGTATTCTTGATTCGGTCTTTTTGATGCTCGCGAACCTTTCTTGCATTCCAGAGTAGCCCATTTGTCATGATAGAAAATAGTAAGATCCGGAACTCCCTGAATATAATCGGGATCATTCTTAAGCACAATACATCCCGGGAACCGTTCTTTCAATTCTCGTATCAGTTTGGCCTGAAAAACGCTCTCCTGCATATGCTCCTCCTCAAAATGAAAGAGGAAATGGGACATCTTTTTCCTTTTCCTCTCATAATATAATGTGTATTTTTCGCGAAGCACCAAAATGCATTTATTCACTCTTTTTGTTCGCTTTTTGCATCTGTTCCTTCAGCATTTCAAGATTCGTCTTGAAAAACTTGTGTGTCGGGACTGAATTTACATTCGTAATAGCAATTTGCAGTGCAATGAAATATAATCCCGATGCAATCAAGAACGAAGAATCCTTGGTAACAACAAAGAGTACTAGAAAAGTAATGAATAATACGATTCCAATAATAGCAGCCATGATTTGTCTCCTTTCTAAGACAACGAAAAAAGAGCTCGTAAAGAGCCCTTTAATCTTGTGTGAATATAGTTACTTAATCATCGAAGATTTTACAGCTAGTAGTACAACTCGGATATGGTCCGCCACAAGCCACGCAGCATTCCGGCATAGTACTATAAACATTGTCCTCATCCTCTTTAAATTCCTCCATCTCTTTTTCGCGTTTCCAGTCATCGTAATCAGAGATCTCAATACTGTATCCGCAACTTGTACATACGAGTACTTCCTCGTCCGCAGCCTCCATTGTACCGCCGCATTCTAGGCAAGTAAAATATTTCCTTCTTCCCATCGTCCGTACCCTTCCTTTCCAAGCCTGTCCAGACCTTAGCTAATTCCTCCATCAGGCAGAAAGGATTATACATCGTCCGTACAATTTTGTAAAGGGTTTACGTACGATTTTACAATCTCGTAAAATATGATTAGATCTTCGCTCGCAGGGCTCGGACGACTCATTGTTCGCTCTCTTTCAGAGATCGTTCGTTCACAATTTGTAACCTCGGAAGGTTCCTCGGTATACTAAGTACGCCCTTCTTTCAGAAGACCGTGTTCACATTTTGTTCACAATTTGTAGGGCCTAAAATTGTGTATCACATAATTCTGCCCACTTACCCACTTTTTTTCGCTATATTATATAAAAATATTGATTTTTTTCCTCGTATTTAATTAAGAAAAAAAGTGGGTTTCTGGCCACAAGGCACTTTTTATATACAATATTTTTCCTGAAATCGCCATTTTTGCCCATTTTTGCCCAAAAAAGTGCCATTTTCAGAAAAAAGTATACAAAATTTTCTGCCCACTTTTACCCTTCAAAAGTGGGCAGAACCCGGGCAAAGTGGGCAGAATTTTGTATACTTTTTCGATTTTTTCGATCATTTTTTGAAACAAAAGTGGGCAGAAAATGGGCGTGGCCAGAAAAAGTGGGCAAAAGCCCGTTTTTGAGGACCAAAAGTGGGCAGAAAATAATGTATCACAAAACAAAAATATGAACAAATTATGAACAACTTTTAATTTTTTCCTTGTACTCTTCAAGAGCTTCGCGCACTATTTTTGAGCACGTTTTCCCAAGATGTCTGCTCAAAATTTTGAGATCCACATGCTCTTTTCGAGTCATACGGACGTGAATTACATCATCTCTTTGAGCATCAGATTCGCATTTTCTACCCATCAGTTTCCTCCTCCTTCTTAAATATAATTCTTATCTGTTCCCATTTTACCGAGAACCAACGACGAAACGGAGTGCAATTTCTCCATGCGCACATAGCCGTTTGCTTCCGATCGCACTTCTCACAAGGATATATAACCGCTTCCGATTCCTCTCTGGAAAGCTTCGGTGAGTTCTTTTTCTTTACTCCAATATGTCCAGCCATAGTAACCTCCTACGATATAACAGGAGGCGTACCAAGGGTGCAATGGCAGATTCCGGATCCTCCATTAGACGGATGATTAGAGCAATTGCGACAAGCTAATGGAATATTTTTGTAATAGGCAATACTGGTACCATCTATACCGTCTACAGACGTACCAGTGTTTTTACTTACCAAGAGCTCTGTCTTTAGCCTCGATATCTCACGTTCGTAGTCTCTTACTTCTTTCCTCAGATCTGCTACTTCTGCTCTTAGTTTCTCGATTTCGTCTCTATGCTTCTTAAATATTAACATAATTTAACCTCCTTAGCATACTCCCGTTCGTTGAATTTCTTCTTAGCTGACAAAGCCCTTGAGATAGCAATGTCTATAGGACTTCTTGACCGTAGATGATAAAAGAACAGCTCTTCAAAAGGAGTGTTCATACGGTCAATACGCCCCGCTGCCTGGATCATGACCTTGTACGAGTAGTTCTGCGAGTAGAATATAATGGTATCTGTGGTAATACAGTTCCAACCCTC